CACAACCAGTCTTTACACACCCAGAGATGTTCGATGAAAATGGGAATATTCTTCCCGATGAAATTTTAGCAGTACGATTTGAAAACGATTATGACTACGACGAAGAAGAAGACAACAACAACGAAGGTTAAAACACCTACAAAAATTGTTGATCTTCCCCCTAATCCTTTTGTGTATGAGGTACTTGAACTTGCATCAAAACAGCGTTCTGCTGCAAAGAAAGTTGAAGTATTGAAAAAATACGAGCACGATTCTTTGAAGAGTATCTTTATCTTCAATTTTGATGAGACTGTGATTAGTCTTCTTCCTCCAGGCGAAGTTCCTTACGGTGATGCGGAAGATCAATCAGTATATTCTGGAACTCTCTCACAAAACATTGCTGCGGAAGCTAGAGGTGGTGAGTCTGCCACAGGACAAGATATGGATGGACGAGGTAAGACTTCTCTCCGTCGCGAGTGGCAGAATCTCTACCACTTTGTAAAGGGTGGTAATGATTCTCTCAATAACATCCGCAGAGAGATGATGTTTATTAATCTTCTTCGTGGTCTTCATCCACTGGAAGCAGAGGTTCTTATTCTTATTAAGGACAGAGCACTAGAAACAAAATATAAAATCACTCACCAGAATGTGAAAGATGCATATCCTGATATCCAATGGGGAGGTCGCTCATGACAGTAGTTGCACAAGAACAGGAAACACAAATGGCAGAATTTGGCACAGGTAAACAACAAATTAATCCCTCAGATTATAGTTGTCAAATTCTTTTAGAAAAAACTACTCTCGACGCAGCCAACGACAAATCATTCCCCAATGATGCCAGACTCATCTGGTATATTGTTGATGGTGTAGAGTATATTGATTTGACTAGGTGTAAAAAGACTGTCAATTTATTTGACATGTATTATGATAAGTATGGCCCTGGTGCAGTTCAGAAAATTGGTTTTGGATATGGGACAGTAAACCCCAAACTGTGGGGATATAAAAAACCTGATGACAAGAAAAAGAAATGAGTGGAGAATTTAGAGGTTTCTCTGGTGATAAAGATGGTAATGTTAGATTTACCATCAATGCAGATGAAATTGGCAATATCATCAAGAGTTATAAAAAGTTGAAGAAGTATAAAAAATCTTCAATATATCAAATTGAAAAACTTTCGGGCAATCAAACCAAAATTGATAAATTAGTTGATGAATATGGTATTGATTCTGAAGCAATAGAATAAATACAACAGTTGACTTATTGAAATTTTGTCTTTAATATGCTATGAACTACAAACCTTACTCACAGGAATGGCACAGGTACAGATACCTCAAAGAAGCGGTTGATAAGTACCTTGATGATCGTGTTAATCCTAGTATTATTATAGATGATATTCGTGATGTGCTTCATTTGCGTTCTGAAGCAGCGTATCAGGAGTTTAGTAGAATCAATCAACTAGAACATTATCTGTCGGACAATTAATATGCTATCTACTCAATACAGACTCCGACTGGAGTTTATTTGTAAGAAGATTGCAAATAAGGAGGAAGTAAAACTAGAAGATATGATCTGGGCAGAAAAACTTGCCAAGTCACATACTCTTGCTAGGGATTGGCTACAGAAAGCAAGACGCCATGCTTCTCAAGATATTCAAGAAGGTAGTATGGATGATTTTATGAATAGGATGGGATTAGGTGACCCCGACCCATCCAATCATAGAACGGGGTTCGGTTCTGCTGATGAAATTGTAGACTGGTTCAAACAGGATAAACCTGATGATTGGAGACAAAGGGATTGATTATGGAAAAACTTACACCTGAAACTTATGAAAAAATGAACGAAGAGTTCATTAGAGAAGACACAAATTTTAGGTGGATTGTCCCCACACAAGAACAAATTGATGAATGGGAGAAGAATGATGGAGTATGATTATCAAGTCATCGGTAGTGATGGAAAACTTCATAACTACATATGGGACGATAAACAATCAAAAATGGTTGAAGGTAAAAGAGAAAAGAGTGTTCCCTGGTGGAGACTTCATCGTATTGCAGAAGAATTGGGTGGTGAACTAAAAAGTTATACCATTCAAGATAGTCGTGGTAATGTCACCAGAAAAATCTCAATCGAGTACAAGGAGGAAGAATGACTGCGGTAATTTACTCTAATGGAAGCCAAGAATGTGAGAGAATGGCATCTCTTTTGAAGTCTCTTGGTGGTGAGTTTCTTGAATACAAACTCAATGAACACTTTACTCAAAGAGGATTTGAATCAGAGTTTGGTAAGGATGCTGAATACCCACAAATCAACATTGGGTTTAGGCACGTTGGTAGTATGAAAGAAACTCTCAACTTTATGAAAGAGCAAGGAATGTTTGTGTAAACTGTATCACATTATACAAAACTACTTGACTATATAGTATACAAGGTCTATAATAGACCTACGTTCATCCACTTCGGTGGACGCAAGTAAGTCGCGGAACGGAGCGTTCATCCCATGTTTGATCTTTTACTTTATGCTTCTATAAGTTGTCAAGATGCTACCAAGATGATTGGTCGCGTCGAAGCAAATGAAGACATGGCTGAAATTATCAAAACAGAGATTGTTGAAACCTTAAAGGAATCAACACCTCACTGTGAATGGGACGCAAACGACTGAAGGAACGGGTTTTAATTAACTCATTTCTTTAGGAGACCTACAATGAACACACTCAACATGATCAAGAAGCAAATCGAGAAGGCATCTGCACTTCACGACGCACAAATTCATATGACATCCTATCGTGGTGTTCAGTATGAGTGCAAGCAAGGTGAAGGGGAAACTCATGGCACCTTCTGCTATCGTGGTCATACTTACAACAAGTGATTGACTTACTAATCAAATATTGTTAGAATGGGAGGGTAACCTCCCATTTTTTATGGAAAGAGACAAACTTAAATTAATAGTAAGGAATCTCAAACTTCTTGTGGAAGCATTAGAGAGTGAAGTATTCTCTGATGTGGATGCATACAAGACAGAAGAAACTTCTGCAAACTACATAACCGATTACGACGAAGTATTTGATGATGACGACTATGACGATAGTGCGACTAATCGTATAAATAATTTATACAGATTAGTCAATGACGATGATGGAGATGGATTATAGGATACTTGATGAGTATCCTCAATATAAAATATATCCAGATGGAAAAGTTTATTCAATTAAACTTAAAAAATATATTAACGGGCATAAAAACAAAAGAGGATACTATGCTTTTACCTTGTATGATTTAAAAGGAAAAAGAAAGCATAAGGGACTACATCAACTTCTTGCTATGGCATTTATTTCAAATCCAAAGGGATATGAAATAGTCAGGCATCTTGATGATGACAAAGATAATAATTCTTTGTCTAATCTAAAATGGGGAACAATAAAAGAAAATATTGAAGATGCCATTAAGAATAATGTTTTTAAAATGCCAGACAACTCCAGAAAGTGGTTGGTTAAATCTCCTAGTGGTGATATAATAGAAGTTGAAAACCTTTCAAAATTTTGTTCTGAAAATAATCTATCAAAACAAAATTTACATAAAACATACAAGGGTAATAGAAATCATCACAAAGATTATAAATTGTTGAAAATGTTATGAGTCAAGAAGTTAAACTTATCAGCGTTACGCCAGACGCAGAGAAGCACATGGCCTATTGTGCCCGTGTTTCTAATCCCAATAACCAAGAGAATGAGAAGTTCTCTGGTCTGCTCAAGTATTGTGTGAAGCATCAACACTGGTCGATCTTTGAGCAGGCATTTATGACTCTGGAGATCAATACCACCAGAGGAATCGCAGCCCAAGTGCTGCGCCACCGTTCATTCACATATCAAGAATTTTCACAACGATATGCTGATTCTTCCCTACTCGCGGAGACGATCCCTCTACCTGAACTACGCAGGCAAGACACCAAGAATCGTCAGAATTCTATTGATGATATTGATCCGTTTGTCCGCCAGGAGTTCCAGATTAAAATGCAAAAGCACTTTGATGAAGGAATGAAACTCTATCAAGAGATGCTTGATGCTCAAATCGCAAAGGAGTGTGCTCGGTTTGTATTGCCCCTGGCCTGCCCCACAAGAATCTACATGACGGGCTCTGTAAGGTCGTGGATCCATTATATTGATTTGCGCTCGGCCAACGGCACACAGAAGGAGCATATGGACATTGCACTAGGTGCTAAGAAGATCTTTATCGAACAGTTTCCTGCTGTCGCTGAAGCAATGGAGTGGACTTGACACTCAACAATAAATAGTACATATCTGAAATTGATTTATGGCAACATATCCTGTTATTAACAAAACAACTGGTGAACAAAAAGAAGTAAAACTTAGTGTTCATGAATGGGATCAGTGGAAAAAGGATAATCCTGAATGGGACAGAGATTGGAGCGATCCATCTACCGCACCTTATAGTGGTGAGATTGGAGAGGTCTATGACAAATTAAAGAAGTCTCATCCAGGTTGGAATGATGTACTTCGTAAAGCATCTAAAGCTCCAGGTTCAACCGTTCGCCCCGTTTAACTGTATATGCCAAGAAGAAAGAAGTCTGATCAACCCATTGGTGTAGGATTAACTGCTAAGCAGATGAAGAGGAAGAAACCAATTAATAGTGATTTCCTCAGAGACATTGATCCTTTGACTGACAATCAAAAAACATTATTTGAAAGTTATGAAAAAGATCAGAATGTAGTTGCTTATGGATGTGCTGGAACAGGCAAAACATTCATTACACTTTACAATGCTCTTTGTGATGTTCTTAGTGAGACTACTCCTTATGAAAAAATTTACATTGTTCGTTCTCTGGTAGCTACTAGAGAGATTGGATTCCTTCCTGGAGACCATGAAGATAAGTCATCACTTTATCAGATCCCATATAAGAATATGGTAAAGTACATGTTCCAGATGCCAAGTGATGCTGACTTTGAGATGCTCTATGCAAATCTCAAAACTCAGGATACAATTAGTTTCTGGAGTACTTCTTTTATTCGTGGTACAACTCTGGATAAAGCAATCATTATTGTTGATGAATTCCAGAATCTCAACTTCCATGAACTGGATTCAATTATCACCCGTGTTGGTGAAGATTCCAAGATTATGTTCTGTGGTGATGCCACGCAGACTGACCTTGTAAAAACTAATGAAAGAAATGGCATCATTGACTTTATGAATATTCTTAGGTCAATGCCTTCAATGGATATTATTGAATTTGGTGTTGAGGATATTGTTCGTTCTGGACTCTGTAAAGAATATCTACTTGCTAAAATGGATCTTGGTTTATGAATTTTGTTCATCATAATTATCTCGGTGAAATTGAACTAACTAAAAAAGAAGTCAATGGCATCCGTCTCTATAACATTCCCAATGGAGACTGGGTGCCTTCTATTACTTCTGTAACTTCTTTTTACAACAGACAAATTTTTGTTGACTGGCGTAAGAGAGTTGGTATCGAAGAAGCAAATCGCATCACCAAAAAGGCCACCAGACGTGGAACTGATTTTCATGAAGTTGCTCAGGATTATCTTTTAAATAAAGAACTTGATTGGAATAATTATCTCCCAGCATCTAAGTTCATGTTCCATCATTTGAAACCCGAACTAGATAAGATAAATAACATACACGCTATTGAGCGTACTCTTTATTCAGAATACTTCGGACTTGCTGGGCGAGTTGATTGTATTGCTGAATATGATGGAGAGTTGGCAGTCATCGATTTTAAAA